CTTTACTGTGTACAAATAGTGTTTTGCAAAGTGCCGTTGGCCATACCGCCCCGCCCATATGACATAGGCTCTACGCAGGGGGCTATATGAGCGGGCATAAGGACGAAGGCCTGGATCTGCTGGGTCCCGACGCCCCGGACGACGCCGGGCTGCTTATGGGCGACCTCGACTTCATAGCACCAGACGAAGTAAAGCACAACACGGCGGCCCTGCGTAAGTGGCGCGAGGTAACAAAAATATTTAAAGAGGCGGGGCTTACCGTCGTAAGCTCTACGGACTGCGGGGTTATCGGTCGGTACTGCATGTTATACGCTGAATACTGGGCGCTGCTCAAAGAGCGTAAAGCTATAAGCGACTTTGAGCTGCCAGACGACGATATGCAGGAGATAATGGCTATCACAGAGTTTGTATATGAGCGTGATCGGGGGCGTCGTCTATGGGGCGTCGTTGAATACTTTACCAGGTTAAAGGGGTTACTGGAATTGGACCGGGCTATCAACGCAAAACAGAAGGCGATCCTCGATGTAGAGGACCGTATATTTTTAAATCCGGCGGCGAAAGCCCGGAAGCTGGCTATAAAAAAGAGAGCTGCGAAGGTGGACCCGCTCGAAAAACTAGGGTTTAAAGTATGAATAAAGATTTAAAAAAGCTAATCGACTACGCGCAGGACTGTGTAGCCAAGAAAATACCCGGCTGCGTTAAACACCGGCAGGCCTGCGCGCGCTTCCTGCGGGACTTCCAGGCAGCCCAGGGCCAGGGCTCCAGGTTTATTTTTAAGTGGTCCGAAGTCGTCCAGGTTCTTAAGTGGTCCGCGTTGTTTAAACATACGAAGGGCGTCCTTACCGGTGAGTTTATAGCGCTGCATATATCCCAGGTTTTCGTAGTGGCCAATATATACGGCTTTTATAATAGAGATACCGGTTACCGACGTTTTCAAAAATTCTATTTACAGCTCGCCCGTAAAAATGCGAAGTCTCAGTTATTAGCTATCATCATATCTTATGAGCTTATGGTATTTTTAGACGGGGGCGTATCCGAGGTATACTGCGCGGCCACGAAACGCGAGCAGGCTAACATCGTATATAAGGAGCTTCACGCTATTTTAAAAGGATGTAAACCACTCGGGGGTAAATGGAAAGAAGCGTATCACCGTATCGAGCATTTAAAGACCGGTTCTTTTTGCAGGGCTATGTCTAAAGAGGATAAGAAAACCGGGGACGGTCTCAACCCGCAGTGCGCTTGTATAGACGAGTACCACGCGCACCCGACGACTGAAATATATGATATAATAGATTCAGGTATGGCGGCGCGCCCGGAGCCGCTGCTCGGGATAATAACTACCGCTGGCTTCGACTTAAATAATCCATGTTATACGGTAGAGTATAAAATGATCTCGCGGGTCCTGGACCCGGACGACGATACCGAGCTGGATAGCATTTTCTGCGACGTTCACGAGCTGGAAATTAATACCACTTCGGAAGATATCATACTCCCAGGCGGCAAAAAGATAGCGCCGGGGGACCTTATCGACGACCCTTTCGACGAAAAAACCTGGGTAAAAGCTAATCCCATAGTATGCAGTTACCCGGAAGGCGTCGCTTATTTGCAAAATAAAGCCGAAGAGGCTAAGGCGATGCCGGATAAAATGCGTAATTTTTTGACAAAACATCTTAATATCTGGGTAAATCAGCGCGACGCGGGCTATATGCCGCTACTTCGCTGGGGGGCCTGCAAGGGCAAAATACCCGATTTAACCGGCGCGGAGTGTTTCGTCGGGCTCGATTTATCGGCTAAAAATGACCTAACTAGCGCTGGATTAGTATTTCCTTTGCCGGGCCTTTATGTAATTATTGGTCATTCATTTATACCAGAAACGCGATTCCACGCTAAAATCAAGGAGGACTTAGTACCTTATGACCTTTGGGAGCAGCAGGGTTTTTTAACTTTGACGCAGGGCGAGGTAGTAAATTATAAAGAAGTTGTACTTTGGGTAGAAAAGCTTATATTAGAATTAGGCGCTGTGATCGCGGAGTTCTGTGTGGACCCGTGGGGCGCGGTACAAATCAGTAATGATTTAATTGAAAGTGGGTACGAAGTTGTTAATATCGTCCAGGGAATAAAAACCTTATCGGAGCCGACGAAAGACTTCCGTAATCAGGTATACCAGAAGGCCATTATACATGATGGTAACCCGGTTATATCCTGGGCGATAGGTAACGCGGTAGTTGATATTGTAGATCGTAACATGAATATTTTACTAAATAAAGCAAAGTCTACAGAAAGGATCGACCCGATAGCCGCGATAATTAACGGATACGTGCGCGCTATGGTAGCCGATAGTACCGGCGGGTACAATAATAGGGGTATGCGTAGCCTATGAATATTTTCCAGCGGGTCCGAGCGGTATTTTCTAACAGCTACATGGAGCAATACCTAAAGGACTGGTACGCAGGTAACGAAGTACCGGGGTCTTTCGGAACACTTAATCAGGAAACAGCGCTAAAGTATAGCGCCTTTTTTGGTTGTAATCGGGTCCTCGCGGAGACCTTCGCCTCGGTCCCGATTAGCGAATATAAAAAGGATCTTAAGACCGGGGACCGGGAAGCGACTAACGACACCGGGCTCTATCCTATTTTACACTTCGCGCCTAACGACGAGACGAGCCGCTTTAATTTTCAGGAATGTATGATGTACCAGATTAACCTCGGCGGTAATTTTGTAGCCGAGCGCTTAATGGACGGTAACCGTATAGCGGGCTTTTCACAGATACCCTGGCAAAATTACGATATAGTCCGGGACAAAGCAGATAATAAATTAAAATATCGCCTGCATGGTGGTGCTGAAAATACGGTACTAGAGCGAGACGAGGTTTTACACGTACCGGGGCCGTCGGTTGATGGTCTTATAGGTATGTCTCTATTGTCTTTCGCTGCGGGTGCTATCCGGCTGGGTACTACCTACGATAAATTCGGGCAAAAATTTTATGATAACGGCGCAACGCCGACCGGCGTTTTTGAAGCCGAGAAGTTTTACAAGGAAGAGGCTTTTAACCGGTTGAAAGATGATCTTAATAAAAACTACACGGGGTTACATAACTCCGGTAAGCCTATGTTTTTAGAAGACGGGCTGAAGTATCACGCTTTAACTATTAACCCGATAGACGCCGAGCTGCTGGGCTCTCGTAAGTTTAATATAGAGGATATATGTAGATTTTTTCGGGTACAACCACATATGATCCAGCACCTTGAAAAGTCAACTAATAATAATATCGAGCAGCAAAGTCTAGAGTTTGTTATGTATACTATGTTGCCGCACTTTAAGCGTGTCGAGGATAATATTAATAGCCAGTTACTCACGCCCAGGCAGCGGGCGCAGGGCTACTATTTTGAATTTAATATGGCGTCGTTACTGCGCGGGGATCAGAAAGCTATGAGCCTCGCCTTTTCTAAGGGTATACAATGGGGATATTTTTCTGTTAACGATGTCCGCAGGATGTTAAATTTAAACAGCGTAACGGGCGGCGACACGCACTTACAGCCGTTAAACATGGTCCCGCTCGGGACTGAACCGCAGGCCACGAATAACGCCGTTAGTGCTCTCGTAACCGATAAGGTCAAGGCACTTATGGACGAGGCCGCAAATAAGGGGAAAATATGAAACCAACTTGGTTAGAAGTAAAAGCACTCGCGAGCGGCGTAGGCGAAATCTATATTTACGGCGAGATTGACGATTTTAAATGGTGGGGCGACGAGGTTACACCTACTGATATTAAGGAAGAGCTGGACAAGCTTAAGGACGTCGATTCAATCAATGTATATGTTAACTCACCTGGCGGCGGAGTTTTCGCCGGGGTAGCTATCTATAACGAGCTTAGGCGGGTCAATAAACCGGTTACATCATATGTTGACGGTATAGCCGCTTCTATAGCGTCGCTTATTGTCCTGGCGGCTGATAAGGTGGTTATGCCGTTCAACGCTATGCTTATGATTCATAATGTATGGACTTGCGCTTGTGGAGACCATAAGGAGTTGCGCGAGCTGGCCGATAAGGTTGAAAAAATACAGGATAGTACGGTAACCGCAGCGTATGAGCGTAAGACCGGTTTATCTAAAGAAAAATTATCTGAAATGATGGACGAGGAAACCTGGCTAAATGGCGAGGAAGCCGTAAAACTTGGTTTCGCGGATGTCGTAGAGGAAGAACAGAAAATAGCCGCCTGCTATGTAGGTAATAACGTTAAATTTAACGACGTAGAGGTTCAACTGAGCAAATTTAAAGCTTTTCCAAAAGCTAAGTTTACTGAACACAAACCAAAAAACAATCAATCATTAAAACAACGCCACAGGCATACACTTAATATGCTCTCGGCAAATAATTAACAGGAGAAAAATATGAAATATGCTGAACTAATGCTGGCGCAACTCGCTATCATGACAGCCCTGTTTGACGCTGCACAGGCCGAGAACAGAGAGTATACCGAAGACGAGCAGGCTAAATATGACGCTGCCGAAAAAGAGCACAAAAGGTTGCAAGCGGCTAAAAAAATAGCCGACGACTTGGCGGCTAAGAAAGTCGAAGCAGACGCCGCCGCTGCTGTGGACGCTGCCGCTGCCGCTGCCGCTGCCGCTGCCGCTGCCGCTGCTGTGGACCCGGACCCGGTAAACCCCGCTAGTAACGCCAGCGCGAAAGCGAATAAGGTTAAGGCAGGCGAGGATCTGAAAACCGAAAAGCCTTACGGCAATCTCGGCCTTATGCTGATGGACGTCGCTCGCACAAAATTCGGTAATGGCGAAGCTATGGACCGGCTCGTAAAAGCCAGTCTTAACACTGAGACCGGATCGGACGGCGCTTTTCTTATTCCCGACGAATTTATTGGATCCTTACTGGAACAGGCCGACGTTGAAAGCCAGCTCTTTTCAAGGTGTACTCAGCTCGCGCTGACTATTGGTAACACTGCCAATATTCCCGGCGTAGACGAAGAAAGTCGCGCGGACGGTTCCCGCTTCGGTGGTATCGCTGTAAATTGGATACGTGAAGGCGGCGAAGGCAACTACACGCAGCCAAAATTTAAAAACCTGGATATTAAGCTTTCAAAGCTTATGGGCCTCGTTAGCATTACTGATGAAATGCTCGAAGACGCAGCGCTGTTAACATCCTGGATACAGGGAGCGTTCCCCGCAGAAATGGCTTTCGCGCTTGATCAGGCTATCTACGACGGCGACGGCAATCAGAAGCCCCTCGGTATTATGAACTCCGGCGCACTGGTAACGGTTGCGAAGGAAGGCAGTCAAGCAGCCGATACGGTAGTCTATGAGAATATTATTAAGATGTGGGCGCGTATGCCCGCGCGGCGTGCAATTCGTTCTGCCTGGTTTATTACCCAGCAGGTAATGGAGCAATTACCCCTTATGTCTCTGGCGGTAGGTGACGCGGGCGGTCCGGTATATCTACCGGCTGGCGGCGCTTCCGAAAGACCTTACTCTATGCTTATGGGGCAGCCCGTTATAGCTATCGAGCAGGCCGCCACTCTCGGCGATAAGGGCGACATAGTCCTCGCGGATATGTCCGACTATATAGCCATTACTAAGGGCGGACTGGATACGGCGCAGTCTATTCATGTAGACTTTGATAAAGCGAAAACATCTTTCCGCTTTATCCGTCGGGTCAATGGCGCACCGTATAGCCGGGTTGCTTTAGCGAGCAGAGCCAAGTCTGCTTTTAAGACTTCGCCCTATATCACACTAGCAGAGAGAGCGGCGTAACGCGGATCTTTAATTACTCGGACCTTAGCGGGTCCGGGTAGTTTATCCTTTTTGAATTAACAAAACAAAAAAAACAATAATTAACAGGAGTTAAAAAAATGAAAATGTTATCAGTAATACCGGAAAAAATAAAGACCGCAGGTAGGACTTTATTTAACGGAAAAGTAACAGGAACTAGCGACGCCGTGGGCGTATTACCGTCCGCTACAAACGGTATTGCAATTCTATGCCAAGTACTTATGGCTAACGCCGCTAATTTGGTACTTAATATTGTAACCGCAGACGATGCGGACGGGCTTAACCCCGTAGCTATAGCCGAAAATATACCTATTTATTTGGATGATGTAAGGCAGGACGACGCGAAAACGCTTACTATCGCCGACGATACGGGATCGTTTACGGCTGTATTTTGTATACCTCCGCTGTTAGTACCGGCGGGTAAGTATATATGTCTCGATTTTGACAATAGTAACGACGCTAACATACTTAGCGCTATTGCTCTCGACGACGCCTACCACGAAACAGGTCAGGCGTAAGCGCGACGTAGCTTAAACTCGTACCATACTAAAGCCCGGCCCGGTTAATTCCGCGTCGGGCCTTTTGGGTAAACACTTTAACGAAGGATGTAGGTATGAACAAAGAAGAGAAAAAAGCTGCCGACAAAAAAGCTGCCGAAGAGAAAAAAGCTGCCGACAAAAAAGCTGCCGAAGAGAAAAAGGCCGAAGAGAAAAAGGCCGAAGAGAAAAAGGCCGAAGAGGAAAAGGCCGAAGAGGAAAAGGCCGAAGAGAAAAAAGCGGCTGATAAAAAAGCCGTAGCTAAACACGGTAAGTACAAGGGTAAAGAGCTTAACCTTGTGCAGGGTAATGGTGCTAAATTTAAAGGGCTATGTATCGGTGTGCGCGGTACTCCCAGCGGCGATCAGGTTTTCGTGAAGCTTAACAGTACGGTTTCCCGTTGGTTTAATGTTAAGGGTATAGTAGAATGAGACACTTTCGGCTGAATACAGCGGCAGGCTTGGAGCCGGTAACGGCGGCAGACGTAAAACTCTACGCGCGTGTTGCTCATTCAGTCGAAGACGATCTTATAGACTCCTGGATAGCCGCAGCCGTAAAGCTGGCCCAGGACTACCAGCACCGGGCGTATATAGAGCAGACCTGGAAATTAACTTACGACGGTTTCCCCCCGAGCTGTATACTTGTACCCAGGCCGCCCCTTATAAGCGTCGAGTCAATTAAGTATTACGACTCAGACGATGCCGAGACCGTTTTCAGCGCGGATAATTATTTTGTAGATAAAAACAGCGAAGTCGGGCGTATATCTCTTAATTATGGCGAGCAGTGGCCTACGGTCACGTTAAGACCTATTAACGCCTTTATAATAGACTTTACCGCTGGGTACGGCGACGCCGCCGCAGACGTCCCGGACAGTGTTAAAAATGCTATCTATATATACTGTACCCATATGTACGAAAACAGGGAAGCCGAAAACGGGACCATACCTACAGAATTTTACGACCTGCTGAGACCGGATAGAATGGCGGTTTATTAATATGGCTTTGACGAGACACGAAAAGAAAAAGAGTCTCGCAAGTCGTACGCGCCATTATGTAGACTTCCAGGCGAAGACCGAAGAGTCCGACGGCGAGGGAGGCTTTACTGAGAACTGGGATAATATAGAGGGCGCTACTCAGATACCGACCGAGATACTACCCATAAGGGCCGAGCGTAAGGCCGAAATGAGATCCCAAAATGTAATAGCGACTCACTACTTACGGGTCCGTTCTAATATCCCGGTCGAAGAGGTAGGGCGCGCCGTATGGGTAACGCCCGGCGGGACTAAATACTTTTATATACATTCTATCGAAGACGTGCAGGAGCGCGATATAGTGCAATTTATGATAGCAGAAGAGCGGCGCGTATGAAAACTTATAACAGTAAATTTTCAAAGCTTACGACCTATACGGACGATATCATTAAAGATATTGAGTTTACCGAGTTTGAGCGCCGTCGCGATGCTGGTAAGTACGCCGTTAAGATAATGAAAAAGAATGTAAGCAGGAAAGGCAGGTCTAAACCTGGAGAGTTTCCAGGGAGAAAGACTGGTTATGGTCGTCGTAAGGTAGGCATGCAGATGTTAAAGCATGACCGGTCGGTTAAAATAGGCAGCAAAGATTTTAAGGCGCACCTGCTGGAGTTTGGACACGGCGACGGTAAAGAGCGAAATAAACGCCCCTTTGTCTTTCGGTCACTCCGGGAGGCGGAGCCGGGTATAATTGCGATTATGTCGCGGGAGTATTTCTAATATGTTTGAAGGCTCCTTAATAACTTTTTTAGCTGCCGACTCCGCGCTGGTCGCGCTGTTGTCTCCTTTTGGCACGCCTGCCGGACCTGCGATATTTTCCAGCGCAGCGCCGCAGCGCGCAGTCCTTCCCTATATAGTTTTCGATATAGATGTTAACGCCGTCGAAAACCTGGCCGCTTCTGGCTTCGACGTTATTATCGATATATACGACAGGCAGGAGTCCGGTAAAAATTTAAGAGATATAGCCGAGCGGATCGAGATAGTTTGCGACCGAGAGATAATATATAACGACGACCGCTATGGACAAATAAGGTTATTTTGGGAAGACAGCCGGGAGGTAGAAAACTCGGACGTAAAAATAAGACATAGGGTTTGCAGGCTAAGCGCCCGAGCTGGGCGTAAAAAGTGGGCAGCGGAAACAACATAAAAGAGGGGTAAAGTATGAGATTAATAAGAAGTTTTATTTTAATAGCGGCCATAACCGGCGCGGCATTTTGTCAAGGCAACGTATCTAACTATAAAAATTTTCGCGGCATAGTTGACTATTTAATAGATGTAGCGAAGGGCCGGATAGAAGGCGAGTTTATAATTAATAAATTCGGGCATAACCCGGCGGTAGCGACTACCGGCGAGGATGTTTGGGCCGGGGGTGGTACTTACGCTTTTTACCCGGATACTGCTAACAGTATGGAATTAGTTTGCGACAGCTCGGCGGACTCCATAGGCGGCGCGGGGGCGTTAAGCGTAGTTATTTACGGGTTAGATTCCAACTGGAACGAGATAGCGGATACAGTTAATACTACAGGAAGCGCAGCCGTAGCCTTATCTAATAAATATATTCGTATGTACAGAGCGATAGCTTTAACGGCTGGTAGCGACGAGGTTAATAGCGGCGGTATATCGATATGGGCTGTTTCGGATAGTACCGTCGGGGCGTATATCGCCGCCGAGGACGGCCAGACCCAGCAGGCAATATATACTATACCTGCGGGTAAAGAGGGGTACTTTCTTAAGGGTTACGTCGCTATGCGAAACGACGATAAAAACGGCGAGGACGCGGCTTTTAAATGGAAAGCGCGGTTAAATAATGGCGTTAACGGGGCGTGGGCTACTAAGGGACAGATAGCTTTAATAAATATAGGTAGCTCATGGTGGCAATATGAATACGGCGCGCCTGCGGGACCGTTGCCGGAAAAGACCGACATAAAAATAGAGTGCTTTAACGCCTCGGCGACAGTGGGAGCCGTCGGCGGTTTTGACCTTTTAATAGTAGACGCGGATTAGTAATTAATATGAGCAGACAACACGGTATACAAGCGGACACTTACGAAAAGCTGCTGCTGGATTCAGGGGCTATCTATACTAATTTCGTAAGCTTCGCGGCTCCAGGTACACTGCTCGGGGCCACGCGGGGCGGCGCTGCTTTTAAAAGGACGCCCAAATATAAAAAGACGCCTTACGAGGGAATACCGGGCCAGGTGGTCGGCGAGGATCATCTAGTAGGCGTTACGGCTACGCTTAACATAACGATAATATCTTTTGATAAGGATAATTTAGCGAAGGCGATTCCTAACTCGGTAGTAACGAGCCTAGACGCTAATCACTGGAAGCTTACCGAGGAAGAGTGGGACGCGGCAGCGGTCCATAGTTTAACGAATATAGCGCTTATAGCGCAGCTCTCGGGTAGCGCTAAAGCCGTAGCTATAATTTTGGATAATCCAATAAGCGAAAAAGATATCGCGCTTTCCTTTAAAGATAAAAGCGAGGCGTTGAGCAAGTGGACTTTTTCGGCCTTTTATAAAGAGTCGGTCGGTTTTGACGAGCCGCCTTGGCGTATCTATTGGCCTAAATAACAAGGGAGTAGCGGAGCGCCGCTTTAAAAATTAACTTAAACAAAACAAACAGGAGGCAAAACACAATGACAAGACGACACGGGATAACAGCCGACACTTATAAGAAATTTATAATTGATTCGGGCGCGGTATATATGGGTTTTACGGGCTTCGCGAGCCTGGGTACGCTGCTCGGCGCTACCAGGGGCGGGTCCTCGCTCGTTATCGAGCAGGAAATTAAGGATATGGAAGTAGACGGGGCTCGCGGTCCTGTTATTGGTAGCCGCCGTATAACTATGGTTAAGGCGACCCTTACCGTAAACTTTATTGAGCACACCCTCGACGGCCTTAAGCGGGCTATTGCGGGCTCCGACTCTGCGGTTTTCGAGGATAACTGGAACGCTATCACGCGCGACCTGGTTCTCGCAGACGCGGATTTTTTGACTGATATTACTATCGTCGGCGAAGTATCCGGCGACGCTGACGCTATGGCTATTAAATTAGTTAACGCCTTGGCTGACGGTAATTTCGAGCTAACTTTTACGGATAAGGAAGAGGGCGTTATAGCTATGGCTTTTACGGCTCACTTCGATCCGGAAGACCTCGGAGCGGGAACCGATACGGAGCCTTGGACGCTTTACTGGCCCGACCCCGCGCTGCCTGCATAATAACTAGAGATAACAAATAAACAAAAAGGACAAAGTTATGGAACCAGCAAATAAAACAGAGGAGTACCCGGCGGTCCGGGTACTCACCAGGAAAGATAGAAAGAAGCTTTCGGAGCTTATAAAGGCTTTCGCTGAGCGCTCGGGTAGTAAAGAGTTAACTAAAATGATACCCGGACAAAAAGGCGAAGCCGACGACGACGAAGAGGGAAAGGAAGACACTAGCGAAAAAATTTACGAGCTAGTTAAAAGCGTTATGGATGGGCTTTTATTGTGGGTCGAGGAGGACTTAAACAAGTGGTTTATGGACTTGATAAATGTTACCGATAGAGAGGTATATGACAAAATGCCTTTTGATATTGAGGTACATATAATAGACTCATTATTAAAGCAGAAAGGATTTCACAATTTTTTTACGCGAGCCTCGGCGCTATTCAAGAGAGTCCGAGGCTCAATAAAATAACGAAGGAAAAGGAAAACCTTGTACGCTTTACCGATAACATTACCGCAGCGCAGCTCGATAGCATGTCATACGACGACCTCGATTTTAGAGGTTGTCATATGCAGGAAGAGCGCCGACGGGTAGAAAGGGAGCGGTTAACCGCCGCCGCTTTCAACGCGTGGCAAATGTTAAAGGCTAAGTCTGATAAATTTCCGACCTGGCGTAAATACATAGGGCAGCTAGGCCTATCCGAAGAGCTTCCGGTAACGAAGGAAGAGCTAAAACGAGAGGCAAATCAGGCTATGAAAAAAGTAGAAAAAATTGTAGCGAAGGCGGCGAGGACTAATGGCAGCAGGTAAAGAATTATTTAAGCTTTGGGGACTTATCGGCATGCAGGGTGTCGAGAAGACTAACAGCCAGCTTAAAAAAATTGATAAGCAGACGCGTAAAACTCAAAAAGAATTTGACCGGTTGGGGCGTAGAGCTGTCAAGGTAGGTAAGGTGCTAGTTAAGGCGTTGACGTTACCACTTATCGCGACAGCCGCTGTTGCGGGAAAGTTCCGAGCTGATTTTGACGAAGCTCTCACGGCGTCTCTCGCGATTATGGGCGAGCTTTCCGACGCTATGCGAAAGGATTTAAAAAACGCAGCTATCGAAGTATCTAAAGTAACCAAGTTTTCCGCTAAGCAGGCAGCCGAGGCTTATTTCTTCCTGGCGTCTGCTGGGCTGGACGCGGTGCAGTCTATCGCGGCGCTGCCGCAGGTTGCGCGCTTCGCCCAGGCGGGTAACTTTGAGTTAGCCCTGGCTACCGATTTATTAACCGATGCTCAGAGCGCCCTCGGTTTATCTTCAAAAGACACCGCTGAAAATATGGAGAATATGGCGCGGGTAAGTGATGTATTGGTTAAGGCTAACACTATTGCTAACGCTACTGTAGCGCAGTTTTCCGAGTCACTAACTAATAAGGCAGGCGCAGCCCTGCGTATACTGGGTAAGGATGTAGAGGAAGGCGCGGCGGTCCTGGCTGTCTTCGCTGACCAGGGACTTAAGGGCGCGGCCTCGGGCGACGCGTTGAATATTGTACTGCGTGATTTACAGCGGGCGTCTCTTAAAAATGAAGCGACTTTTAAAAAGGCTAACGTCGCGGTATTCGACGGTAACGGCGAAATGCGTAACATGGCGGATATAGTCGCGGACCTGGACGGGCTGCTGGATGGTATGAGTGATAAGCAAAAACGCGCTACGCTTACCGCGTTGGGTTTTCAAGATAAGTCTATATCGTCCACTATGGCACTACTCGGGGCTTCGGACGCTATACGTGGATATGAAAAAGATTTAAGAGCAGCCGCGGGTATTACCGAGGAGGTAGCAAATAAACAGCTCCAGACTTTCTGGAAGCAGCTCGGACTTTTAAAGGATCGGCTTATAGCGGTAGGGCTTACGACCGATACACTCGCCGGGATAGGTAGCCAGGTATTAATGCCGGTGTTAACGAAAATAGTCAAAGCAGTCGAAGAGGCTAACGCGTGGTTTAATAACTTATCGCCGTCCATGAAGAAAACCATAAAAGGTTTTATACTACTTGCCGCCGCTATCGGTCCCGCTGTTTTTTTAGTTGGTAAGTTTATCTTACTCGGTAAGCTGTTAATACCGCTATTCGTAGCGATAAAAGGCGGCATCGTGGGTATGTCTTTAGGTATGGTGCAGCTTCAAAAATCTATGATGTTTTGGACGGTCCTCATAGGCGCTATGGTTGCGCTCGGCTGGTATTGGTATAGTCAGTGGGATAATCTTAAAGTGCAGTTAAAAACTATCTTTTTACAGATAGCCGTAAGTATACATTCAGCGGTAAACGATATTAAGCAGGCGTTACTTGATGGCGTTATAGCTATATTGGGTATCGTCGATAAATTTGGTAGTATGATCCCAGGTTTAAGCGCTAAAGTTCAAAAGGCTACTATCGCATTACTTAAGTATAAGGCCGCTTTATTTAAAGACCTGGGTAAAGGTAGGAAGCTACTCGCCGATACGCGCGAGCTGGCGGAAGGGACCGACGATCTCGCTACGTCAATTAAGAAAGCTATCGACGCCGGTAAGGAAGCCCTAGGGTTAAAAGATAAGGATATTGAAAAAACTAAAACACAGAAACAAACGGTTTTAGAATTAGCCGCAGCGCAGAAAAAGGCCGCCGACGAGGCTAAGAAGTTAGCGAAGGAGCGGGCCGATTTTGAACAGGGTATAGAGGATCAGGTTAACGAGTTAATTTACGACCGGTTTGATTTGCTAGAGCAGGAAAGACTCGCGGCGCTCGCGAGGGCTAAAGAGCTGAAAGCGGACGAGTTTAATGTAGAGTTACTTTTTACCATAAAACTGGCCGAGCTAAAAGACAAGGTACGTGAAGAAGAAAAGAGTAAAAATGAAGCTGCCCTTAGAAGTAAATTTAATATGGCGCGTAACCTGGGCGGTAAGCTTAATAATATTTTGGGTAAGTTTGCCGATAACGAATTAAAGCGTCTTAATATAAAAGAAAATAAAGAGATAGAGGCTATTAAAAAGTCTACTATGAGCGAGGAACAAAAAGAGGCCGCGGTACAAAAAATACAGGATAGGACCGAGGTAAAGCGTAAGCAATTACTCCGGGAACAGGCTTTCCGGGAAAAGCTTTTTTCTCTTTTTCAAATAGGCATAAACACCGCGTCGGCGGTTGTAGAGGCCTTACCGAATATACCCCTAGCTCTCTTTATCGGAGGGCTCGGACTTGCCGAAGCCGGTACTGTGGCCGCTACGCCCGTACCTTTTCAGGAAGGCGCGTTTATTCAGGGAAGTAAGCGGGGTGTTAATGCTATCGTCGGCGAGAAAAATACCGATGAAATAATATTCCCGGTCGAGGATGGTATCGATTTATTCCTTAACGGCATAGCTGAAAAGATAGGGGAAATAGAATTCCCTAAAGCGCCAGCCTCGGAGCCCGCGCTCGCAACAGCGGGGGGCGGCGTTACCTTAAAGATAGGTACTTTTATAGGAGACGATAGCGGGCTTAAGAAGTTGTATAGAAAGCTCGATACAATCGGTATAGCGGAGAATCAGAGAAAAGGATTTTAATATGGCTATTGAGTGGGATATATACTTAGGAACTACGGACCCAGCGGGCAAGCTTTCAGCCTTCGGGCGTAAGACTACTATAGTAAAGAAAGAAAAAGTACGCGAAGAGCGGGCCGCCGACGGTACACTTAAACAAGATTGTATCTACGTTAAGCGCGAGTTTATGCTTAACTACTCGAACATTACCGAAGAGGATCTGGAGACGCTCGATACTTGGTACGATTATTATAAAACGAATAAGGCCGCGCTGCCGTTGTATATGTATACTAGTGACGTTGCCTACGACGAGTACTCGGTTATACCGAAGCCCGTAGACCGTACTCGTGTAATTAAGAGCGCCGATAATTTATATAGCGGCGTTAAGTTTCTTATGGTAGAGGTTTAAATGAATAAAGAGAAAAAAGCTACCGCGCCAGACGTATATGGCTGGGTTAAAGACCAGACGAGAATGATACCCGTGGTTGTTATGATACTTGCCGGTACGGGTATCCTTGTGTGGAACGTTTACGCGAAGGATAAAGTACAGGAAATAGTTAAAGCGGATACGGCCCAGATATGGACCGAGGTTATTAAACTTAAAAAAGATGTAAAGACTAATAAAAAAAATATTAAAAAAATAAAGTTTGGCAATATACAAATGTTGTACCTTATGAAAAAGATTGCCGGTAAAAAAGCGGTTAAGGAAATGGAAGAGGATACCGAGATGTTTAAACCTGAAAACGATCTGGATATAGACTAGTATGACTTTACAGGTAGCGGTAGGTAGCGGATTAATCGAGACGACCGACTCGGGCGATAAGGATTTTAATTTAAGCAATTTCGGCGGCGAGACTCCGAAAGTCGTTATTATGTTCCCCTCGCAGCAGGACGCCGACGGGCGTTTTAATCATGCCCGCTGGGGTATGGGTGTACTTACTAATACCCTGGATTATTTAATGGCCGTCCGTATGCAAAACAATGTTAACCCGTCTAATACTTTAAGGACACAAAGCGGTGTAAGATGCCTCGGCGCTTGTGATACCACTAGTCCGGCTATAGCGTGGAATGCACGCGGAAAAACTACGGACCCGTTAACCGCGGATAAATTTACTCTTAATGTAGTACAATCGCCTGGGGTTGACCGGCGTTTTGGCTACCTCGCGCTTGGCGGTACAGACCTGGAGGTAGAGGTCGGAAGTTTTGCTTTGGAGGACGACGCGCAGCAAACTATAACCGGGCTATCCTTTGAGCCGGAAGCGCTTATTTTAATGACTGTTCGAGAGCCGGACGATATAGAGGGCGTTATTGAACACGAAAACGACGCGCGGTTAAGTATAGGATTCAGTGACGGGTCGACAGAGTTTAACTGTTGCGCGATTTCGGACGATAACGATAACCCGATAGAGAACCAAAAAACTACGCGGAACGATACCATACTTTCCGGGCTTTCTTTTGGCGGCGGGCTTAATGACGGCGCAAGCTTAAATTCTTTTACGTCCGACGGGTTTATACTTGACCTCTCGCCGACCTGGCCGCTCGGCGCTAAAGTTGTTTACGTCGCGTTAAGAGGCGTACAGTTTAAAACGGGTTCGACTACACACCAAACGAGTACGGGTAACTTCGCCATTACCGGCGTCGGTTTTCAGGGTAAAGCTTTAATGATGTTACAAGGCGGTAATCAAACAGCATTTAATAACGTAAGCGTTGACGCGGTTATGTACGGCGGCTTTGCCCGGTCAGCTACCGAGCGATGGACTAGCGGCTTTACCGATAATGAGGAAGCGCTCGACGACAACTCGCTAACGCAAACGGTTAATGATGACGATAAATGTTTAGTAAGATATGCGGCTAATGGAACAAGCGTTACTGCGGAAATTGATTTTGTTTCGTGGGACTCGGACGGGTTCACGCTTGACCAGGTAGACGCGAATAACAATACCCATGTAATAGCGTATTTAGTAATAGGGGCGCTGCCGGTCGTAGATGTAGACGAGGTAAATTTAAGAGGAAATTTAAAAACTAACCTTTTAGGGGGATTTGAATAATGGATAAGATAATAGCGGGTTCAGTTAATCAATCGATAACTTTCGCGGTAAAGAGTGTATACGCGATAACGGAATTTAGGGCAACGTATACAAGGTATACCAGGGGCGACGGTACTAGCTTCACGACGGCGACTAACGCGCTTACGGCGCTGGCTTCAATTATAACAGCCCATACCGATAACAAAGGTATATTCCTTTCAGCGGTCGCGACCGACGGGGCAAAATATCAGGTCCGGGTCGACTATCCCGACGCGGCTTTCGCGGCAGGGGCCGACGAAGTTATATGTACTATATACGACGATAGCGACGAGGAAGTAGCTCACAGGATTTTTGCTTTGATACCGGACGAGGTAGCCCAGTATAACGGCAGTATATGGGTAGATACTAATAACGGGACCGCGGGAACTAAAAAAGGTTTTAATGGTCTACCTGATAGGCCTGTCGATAATATCGGCGACGCTATAACACTGTCCACGGCAACGGGAATTAAAAGATTTCATGTTGCCCAGCGCTCCGGGATTACGCTAGGCGCAACTATGACAGAGTACGAATTTGATGGTATTGATTACTTTATAGACTTCGCTAACCAGGAACTAAACAAGGTAGTTATCCGGGGGGCGTGGGTCTCCGGGCTGGCTACGACAAACGACGACGAAGTAACCTTAATCGATTGTATACTTGGCATTATCTCACTGCCTGGCGGTACGCGCTGTTTTAACTGTAAACTTACCGGGCTTATTTCTTTAGGTAATACCTCGTCGACCTACTACTTTGATAAATGCTCTAGTTTTAATTACAGCGCTACTACTGCCGTAATCGATTACGATTCAAAGGCTAATATCGATGTACTTATTACCGGCTTCGAGGGTACTATAGAAATACAAAAGATGGGAACCGCAGCCGGTCACACTCTGGAGATAACCGGTAACGGTGAGTTTATAGAAAATGCTAACTGCACAAGCGGCAGCCCTAAAATTACGGGCGCTTGGAAGCTTACCGGTATTACGGATCTTACGCCGGACGCCTATACAAACAGCGGCGTAAATGTTACGAAGATTAATAACGAAGATACCGACGGCTACAACGCAGCGCTAAAATTAAAAGCTTTGGATATACAGAACAACGCGGGTAACGCTATTACGGCGAAGTCTACCGGCGCAAACGGTCACGGGGCTGAGATAGTAGGTCACGGAAGCGGGGACGGTATACTCGTAGAGGGCGGATCCTCGGGGGGCGTGGGTATAGTTGTAGATAGCGACGGCGACGCTAACGCGGTAGAGTTTAAAGCCGCCGCAGGGGGCGACGGTAGCGGCCTTTATCTACAAGGCGGCTCGGGCGGCTCCGATATCAACGCGGCAGAGATAGCGGCTATACAAGCGAAAACGGATAACCTGCCGCACTCCGTAAAGAAAAATACCATTATAGAAAAATTTAAGTTTGTAATGTTCGACGCTACGACCGGCGACCCGACGGCAGGCTTTACCGTTACGGCCACTAAAAAACTAGACGCCGACGCCGCCTGGTCTGCTATGACTGGAACGATCCGAAACCTGGGCTTCGGTGCCTACGATATAGATATCAATGCCGCTGACACTAACGGCGACACCGGTATCTGGCTGTTTACCGCTCCAGGGGCGAAGGTTACTTTTATAACGATTGTTACCGAAGAAGTCTAATGTTAATAAATTGGCCGTCGTCTCAAAATAGAAATGTCGTTTTCCAGCGGTATGGTGCTATTGATGTATACGATGGTCTTTTCTCGCCCGGTGCGGGTAAGTTTACCGAGGACTTTATCGCAGCGGCTACGGCGGACTTCCGCTGTCCGAAGGCTATGGTCGAGGTAACCTGGGGCGCTGGTAATGTAGATGAAAACGTTATCATAACATCTAACGATATTAACCGCATAGACAGAACCGGCCAAGTAATAAACGGAGAAAACGACAGCGGTAAGAAGTGGGCGTATCTACATAGCGGGCTTATCGCCGACGGTTCTTTTTATGCTATGCCCGAGCTTGACACTGAATTACAAGCGGGCTGGTATGGCACGAGCCAGGTAAGCGACGGCAGCGGCGACTTTTCGACGCCTCCCTGGTTACAGGTAGCGCACGACGCCCGCAGCTATACCGCCGTAACGATAGCCGGAGACAGCGGATACGACGAGTACCCGGTAGACTTTACGATAACGCTTACGCACCCAGGCGGCCCTACTAATATACCGGTTACGGGTAATATCGAGCGGGTATACACAAATATTTTCGCGGCTATTAAAGACGTAACGGCGGTAAAGGTTACTATAACTAAATGGAGCGCAGCCGATACCATAGTAAAATTAACGCAGGTATCCGGTACATTAATCGAGTATTATAAGACGAACGATATAGTAGAGCTTAGCATACTGGAAGAAACTAACAGCGATACGGGCGTCGTCCCTATCGGTAACGTATCGGCTAACGAGCTGGATCTATCCCTATTGAATACCGAGCGCCGTTTTAGTTATGGTAATACCGATAGTGTATATAACAACTCTTTAAAGTCCGGTCGTAGGATACGCGCCTGGCTCGGCTTTGTCCTGCCTTCCGGGACCTCCGACGTTACGGGTGATGTACCCGGCTATATCGTGGATACCGTGGCCGGGGAAAAGATCGGCCTTATGCCTTACGGTATATACTGGTCGAAAGACTGGATAAGCAGCTATGAGAGCCAAGTAACGACGACCACGGCATACGATATTATTTATCGGCTCAGTCAAAAAGAATTTTTAAAGTCGGGTAATTATACCGCTACGGTCCAGTATATAGTCGACGATATTCTGGAAGAGGCTAAGCTGGAAGTACCGGGGTTAACCTGGAAAGTTAGCGCCGATACGGCGGCCTTGGCCTGGGATAATGTCGCCTTCGAGCCCAAAAATTATATGGAAATTTTAAAAGATATTGCCGAGGCTTCACAGTCTTTTACTTTCGTCGACCGTTTCGGAGTCTTACAAGTCGGTTCTTTCCTGGAAGCGGTTACCCCGCTAGAAGAGTACCAGGAAGTAGGGCTCTCTGACTACTTTAATTTTAAAAGTGACCCTAAACTCGACGAGCTTATTAACCGGATACGCGCCGGTTTTACTTTTAAATTCGTAGATACAAATATTTTTGACTCCGACCGTGAATACGAAATAGGCGATAGCGGCGACGCTGAAATATCGATAGACTGGAACGTCGACGGCGTAGATACGAGTACCGTAGTAATAACACTTACGCCGGTAGCGGGAACCCCTACGATAGACAGCTCGACGATATTTAACAAAGGCGCGGACTTGGTAGTAATTGGGTCGGAGTTTGATAAATTTACGCTATCGGCTACCGGTACGCCCCGGCCTACGATTTACGCGGACGAGGAAGTATTAACGATCCCGGCGAGCGGCGAGCTTAATTTATTTTTAACTTGGAGCCAGGCCCCGGTTTTCACGCCGACCGTAGCCGTTAATCTTACGCCCGTAAGCGGCGGCTCTGCGATAGCCGAGAGCGACGTATACGCCTACGGGGCGGACGTGCGCGTACTGGGAGACGTAGGCGCGACTTTTAAAATATCCGCCTCGGGGACACCCTACACGCTGGAAGAAAATACCGAAACGACCGCCGACGATACGACCAGTATAAAAATATATGGCGTGCGCGAGTTTTCGCTTACCGGTAATGTACTCATAACATCGCAGGCCCAGGCCCAAACCATCGCCGCGCAGTTGCTCTCGTTTTATGGCAACCTGCGGCAGGACGGTGCTATGTCGTGGCCCGCGTCGACGCTTTTAGCGGTAGGCGATACGCTGGAAGTCGTAGAGTTTAAGAGCGACACAGTAGAAACTAAAGATTATTTTATAATAAAGAGACAAACTACAACTTTCGACGGGTCCTTACAGGGCAGCGCCGAGTTAAGACGAGGGTAAATTATGGCTGATTATTTTACAACACCTAAAGTAGACTGGGAAGATACCGACGGCATAGGTTACGAAGACCTTAACCGTATGGAACAGAATACAAGCGCCGTAAGAGACGGCACTAAGCGAAGGGTCCAGGGCTTCGGCTATACTATGAGTAACGTAGTACCAAACGAGGACGGCGTAATAACGGTAACGCCTGGGTCATGCTTTTCTAATAACGGCGTGCCTATCAATATGTCGGCTAACTTTGTTAAAAATTTAGACTCGTGGGCGCAGGGTAACGGGTCCGGGGTTGGAGGTATGGCCCCCGACGCTCATACTGCCGGAGTAGATGCTCATACATGGTACTATATTTTTGCCATAACTAACCCGATTAACGGCGACGTAGAAATAATGTTCGACGATAACCCAGCCGGTACAAATGTATCGAACGTAGTATTTACAGAAAAGCGACTCGTCGGTACATTTAAAACAATTACCGCAGGAGTCGAGAGCAGCTTCTATGTAGCGGAAACATATAGCGATGGAGACCATACCTATATTAATCCTACGGGTACGCCTTACGTTGAAGGGACGCAGTTTTTAATGGGCGGCTTAGCCGGTAATGTATACAACCACGAACAACTATTGCTTAGTGGTAACCCGGTACTGCCTGCTATTGTTACCAGGGCCGACCTTAATTTAATACTGCTTGGCCAGACCGGCTCGGTCGATGTGTATATAGGGCTCGTTAATAGCGTTGTATTTTCCGTACCCGCTAATTTTTCAATGTCCGGGACTTACCGGGGTGAGTGGATAGGCTTAACCGACGCCTCTAACGACTGGGCTAGTTTTGACGTAGAGCTGTTAATGGACCCGACTTCTGAGCTATACATAGCGGTTAGCGGCGGGGTCGGTACACTGGAAATACGGGTTAAGGGCTTTCACTGGGATAGACTTATATAACGGAAGGTTAGTATAATGAAAAGTACAGATTTTGGAAAACATTGTATAGATAACTTTACGGCTGCCGAGGTAGAGACTACCGGCGCGGCCCTGGACGACGTACAATTAAAACTTATGATAGCTTTACAGGCGTTTCGTATTTTAATAGACCGCCGCGTAGGGCTAATACGTAACGGTATGACCACGGGAGATCATAAGTCTAAGGAGCACCCGCTCGGCCTCGCCGTCGACGGCTTCCTATACCCAGACGACGGCCAGATAGAAATTTCTGATATCGTGAAAGCAGCGCTCGCCGCAGGTTTTAAAGGTATGGGCGTCTATTGGAATATGAAACAGTTTAGTTTCCATTTAGACCTACGCCCCGACCTGGCTTTCTGGTATGGCTTTAAAGATGGGACAAACGGGCTTATGGGTAAATGGACTTACTCGTCTTTATTTGTTACGCCGTAGTCCTGCGTCACGCTTAACCGCTTCTAATAATTGGTTTTGGGTCCAGTCGTATTTTGCGACGCCCTCCATAAGTCGTACGTCGGCCCGGCCCTTCGCTATTAGATAGTAGATAAATACTTCGCGCTGCTGTCCAGGACGCCAGAGCCGCTTATTAAGCTGCTTATTATAGTCGAGTCTCCAGTTAAGCCCGAGCCAGACCAGAACCCGGCCCGGTCCTCGCTGGAGGTTTAAGCCGTGGCCCGCGCTGCCTGGGTGTACAAAGCCCAGCGGTATATCCCCGGCGTTCCACGCGTGGACAAAATCTTTACGGTCCCGTATATCGACGCCCTGGGGGTATCGGCTTTTAAGGCGCTGTAATTCATGGGCGAAATTATACCCTACCAGGACCGGCTCGTAGCAATGATCCAGCAGTATATCGTCCAGGGCGCTAAATTTCTCTTCGTGCAATTCAATCCATTCTTTTTCTATACCGGTATAGACGGCCCCGCCGCAGACCTGGAGCAGTTTACCGGCGAGTACCCCGTTATTAGCTGCCGTTACCTCGTCCTCGTTTATATTAAGTATAAGGTCCCGCTCGAAAGTATCGTATTGTTTGGCCGCTTCCGGCGGTAGTATGATAGCCTTGTCAATATGGCTACACTTCGGCAGCTCGGCCTCGGCCTCGGACTCTACGCTTATACAGATATCTTTTATTTTATCGTGTATCTCGGCCTCGGCCCCGTCCTTTAATTCCCAGGAAAAGCCGTTATAAGATTTATTAAAATACTTCTTTTTGTACTGGCTATTGGTACGCTCCAGGCGGTCGCCGCCGTCCATCGTGAAAATAAGCGGCCATAAGTCGACTAGGCCCTTATTTGAGGGGGTCCCGGTTAAGTGGACCAGGCGCTTAACCTGTGGACGTAGCGCGCACAAAGCGCCGAAACGGGTATATCGAGCCGCCGGAGCCTGGAAGCCCTTACACAGCACCGCGCAGGCCTTTAGCGAGGACCTTACAGGCTTAAAATCAGCGCAGGGCATAATGCAGGCCTCGCCGTCCACACTGGGCCGGTAGTCCAGGCAGAAAGCGCTTTCCTGGCAGGCTCCGGTCTTTTCGTGCATGAATAGCGCGCAGTCGGCAGCGTGTTTACAAATTGAGTTTTTTGAGGTTGTTTTTCTATTTGAGTTTTTAAAGCCTTCGGCGTCGTCAAAAACTACCATATCGTAAGGCCACTTACGACCGGCCCGCTCGGCTAACCATACGAAATTTTCGACGTTTATTATGTGGATCTGCTCAGGCCCTCGGGCTCCGGCGAGCCGGGTCTCCGCGTCTCCAGTAATAACTTTAAATTTTAAATATGAAGTATGGGACCAGTCGCGCAGCTCGTCGGGCCACGTATTAGCGGCTACCCGTAGAGTCGTAACAACCAGGAGCTTTTTAATTTCCTTATACCGGAAAAGCTTTTCGATAACGGTCGTTACCGCCGCCGTCTTTCCGAAGCCCATATTATTAAAGCAAGCGCAGGCCTCGGTATTTTCGATAAACTCTACGACTTCCCATTGGGAACCCCGGATCATATCCTTTGTGAAGGTCACGGGTCGAAGCTTCGGATATCGTTAGACAGGACGGCCATATCTAAAAAGGGGCTTTCGTCGGCGGCTACCGTTGTCATAATATCAATAAAGGCGCGGGCGTCCTGGACGTTATCTATACAGCGGGCGGGTATGTCCACGGCCTTAAGGTCCACGGCTACACGCTGCTGTAAGGGCGTAGCTTTTTTGCCGGTCGTTTTATATTCAATGGTAAAAGCTACGCCGTTTTTAAAATGGAGTCTATCGTGGATGCCCTGGCTACCAGGCGACGCCCACTTGTAGACGATCCAGCCTCGGCGCTTCGCGTACTTGACGCCTTCCTTTTCGACTATGCTTTCTATCATATTATCCGATTTTTTACTATTTCTATTTTGGATCCGACGAGCTGGCCGGCAGCTCGTTATTTGTCACCTAAATTATTAAAAATTAAATATTTGCCTTTTATGATACAGTATTTGTTCAAGCTTAAAATTTACTATTCTGTACAGCTCGACGGCTGGTTAGCTTTCTCGGTTATGCCGCCCTCGGGCGTTATCAGATAGTAACATCCATCATGGTAACGCTCTGAGAGCTGGCCGCTGCTGGCTGAATTATTGGCGCTCGTTACGCAGCCTATAATAACCAGTATTAAAAATAAAAAGTATCTCATATTAACCCCGCTTTTTAATGGTTTCAAAATGTGCCTTACCTTTTTTACCGTTGACCGCTAGCATATACCAGTTAAAACGGATATACCGCAGGCCTCGCAACCAAAAAGAGTGTTGTTTTATTTTATAGTGCGCCGCTTTTTTGAAAATAATATTTCCTATAAGCGCCTCTTCCCAGGTCTCGGCGAAATGCCAGTCGAGATCGTGGTCGTTACATTCATACCGGATATGCAGCCCGTAAAGGGTATCGGGTACGATGTCTATTTTCCAGCCGGACGGCCCGCAGCCGTTGGTTATCCGCTTAAACTCTTCGGCGTTTTCCGGTCGCCGCATTTCACGGGCTTTGGCCGATATGTATAATTGAATAAATTTTTTACGCGGCATACATTACTCCTGTTAAAATTGCTTCATTAGTTCGTCGAATCGGTTTTTATCCGCCAGGCTCGTAAGTTCTGGCACATTATCGGGTATGTCTTTGACCAGACCTTCAAGTCTCTCGATTTCCTCTTCCTTATCGCTGTTCTCTTCAAGTGCTTCACATAGCGGACATTCTTTGATATCATACACTATCGAGTCGTGATTTTCTTCACACACTTTCATCTTATTTTCCTTTCTTTTTAGCGTTATTAAATCTTATTTTTTATACCTATGGGCCTCGTAGCCGTCGGCTGCAATCGGTAGGCCTTCGGCCCAGTCCGGTATCGTTTCCATTATGTCGTTAAAAATGTCTATACCTAGTAGCGGGTGTATAGGCGTATCGGCTACTATTTCATCATGGACCGTTAAGACTATCGGATAGCCCGCGGCCTCTATAGCTATCATCTTATCGGCCATACAGTCCATAGCTACGGCCTGGGTAATATTCTCTACGAGCTTGCCGCCATAGGTCCGCTGCCGGGTATACTTCCGGGTCACAGAGTTAACGCCCAGGTACTCGATTTGCTGCCGGTCGAAAGAACCGTCGACCAGGCGGGGCCTATGGTAAGCTATACGCCGACCGCTCGGCAGGTAGCAAAATAAAAAGGAAGTCGCGCCGGAGCCCTGGACTTTATAGGCTACCTTTCGGATCCGCTGGACGGTCCCAGGATTAGCGACGGCCTTAACCGCTGCGGCCTCTATATTAGACCAGAAAGATGTTATCTTAGGGTTTCCGAGTCTCCAGTTTTTTATAAGTACCTTCGCCTCTTCGTCTGGAATTACCACGCCGTACACTTCGGCAAATTGCCGGAAGGCTCCGACGCCGCCTTGGTATCCGCAGGCTAACTCGATAACCTTACCGATTTGGCGCTGCTCTTTATTAACGGCGTCGTAATCTATTTTATAAGCGGCGACTGCGTTAACCTTATATATGTCGAGCTGGTCCTGGTAGGCTATGAGCTTATCGATAGCGCCCGCGAGCCAGGCCAGGACCCGGCTTTCTATTTGTGAAAAGTCGCTTACTACCAGACGGTTACCTGGAGCCGCGCACATCATACCCCGCAGGCAGCGGCTAACGGCTTCCAGGCACTCGCCGAAAAGCATTTCTATAACTCCGGGGTCCTGGTATTTCAGCAGCTCTATACATAGGTCTGGCAGGTCCAGGGATTTACGCGGGAGGTTTTGGGGTTGGAATAAATTACCAGACCAGCGCCCGGTCGAAGCCCCGTGAAAACGCAGCAGCCCGTAGGCCCTGCTCGTATCGTCGACTATGCCCTGGAGTTTATCGTATTTCGCGAGGCTACTTTTCGATACTTCCAGGCGTAATTTAATAAGGTTCATAGCGTCCGGGTTTTCGCCGGTCTCTTCCAGCTCGATTACTTTTCTCTTAAGGTATTCTTTACGCGCGTTTTCAAGTGTGTAGCCTATCGTCTCCATGTATTCCATGAATTGATTGCGGCTGCTTATGTTATCTAATACCCCGCAAGTCTGCTCGGCTATCTTTTCCAGGGCGATAGCTTTAGCTTTGCCTATAGTTATCAGGGCGTTATTAACGGCCTGCATATCGAAGTATACACCGCGTAAATTTATAGCTCGGTCGAGTTCCCATAATTTCCGGGTCCTGGGCTGCAAGTCCGGGAGCATTTTATCGATACTACGCTCGGCGATAACATCCTGGATACAATACTTTTTAAATTTTTCAAATTCTGCGGGTAAATCTTTAGGGTAGGTCCGTATGTATAGCCCGCGCGTTTCTTTTTTCGTACTCTTTTTAGGCTTTGAAAATATTTGTATTAGCCGCTTTCCTTCTTTACTCTTTGCGGCGTCGGAGTCCAGGCCGAGCGCTTGCCCGCAGCCTTCCAGCGTACGCGGGAGCGATAGCGCGGCGGCTTTGGCTCCGGTATCGGCCCAGTATTTCGGATCGGGTAAGGGCCACTTTAAAACGTTAGCCCACATACATACCTCAAAAAAATCATTCCAGGCGGTTATCTGAAAGGGTAGCTCTTCGCGATTTTCGTTAGCCTTTACTATATCCCATACCCAGGCGGGTACGTCGTAGCTCGGTAACCATATAACCGGCGGGTCGTCGTCGAAGGCCCAGGCCAGCATAAGAACCTCAGTCGATGGGTGTTTGGAATACGCCCACGGGCCGACCGTCCGCAGGTCCGCCCTGCTATACGTTTCATAATCTATGCGTAATTTATCCATATAGTAAGTATAGATTCTTAAATATGTGGGCGATAACGTCGACCGTCCAGCCGTTGCCCAGCATCTTATACCGCTGGGTATTGCTTACGCCCTCGGTATAACCGTCGGGTACTGTTTGTAAGCGCTCACATTCTAAAGGTGTTAGCCAGCGGGTGGTATCGTCGGTTATCCAGGCTATAGGCCGCTGACTTCTTTTAAATTGTCGCTGCCGGGTTTCTTCACTACCTTTTTTATAGTATGTAGCTGTGAGAGCGAAGGCTTTATACATACGGGCCTCGTCGCTTTCGAGTACATCCTGGAAAAGTACGCCCTTATCCTGCGGCTGCTTAATGTCGGGAATATCCGACCAATACATACGGCTACGATTTTGCCCGCTTACCAGGCTGGAATTTATAGCCGTAGGGTTAACGCCCATCTGTATAGTGATAGCGTTTAGCCATTCTTTTTTCATGAATACATTTTCTAGCAGAAAAAAGTAGGGGTCGAAGTGTTCCAGGCACGCTACATAATACCAGAATAAAGCGCTTCGGGGGTCGTCGAAATTTTTCCTTTTTAGTCTGGACCCGGCAACGCTAAAACCCTGGCAGGGACTCCCGCCTATAACCAAATCAATTTTTGGTAACGCCCAGCCCTTATAATTTTCTACCGGGCCGAGTTGTATATTATCCGGGTAGTTTTCGCCAGCTATGTGTATGGCGTATTTATCTATCTCAGAGGCGAAATAGTTATCGACTTTTATACCGGCTCGCTCCAAGGCTATACGCCCGCAGCTCATACCGTCGAAAAGGCTTAGTACATTTATTCCCATTATTACCAGCGTTAAGTTAAACCGCCGAGGGACAGGTAAGTAACAACCTGACACCCCGGCAGCCGAGGAGCGCTCAAGGAAAAGCGTTAACCGAGTAGGTTGTCCTCGTCTTCGATACCGGCGGCTACGTCTATATTTAAGTCGTCTATAGCTACATCGTCGTCCAGGGAGTCGAAGCCGTCCATAGCCTCTTCCGGGGAAACGTAGGAACCGTCGAAGCTATCGGCGGCTTTGGGTATATACTGAACGGCCAACAGTTTAGCGTTAACACGCCGCCCGAAGTCGTTAGCCTGTCCCCATATGTCGACTTTGATATTTACATAGCAACCACTATATATCTTATCGGTCTCCTCTGTCATAAGGGTTTTACTGTCCGGCTCAAGTACGACCGGGGCTCGGGGATTGCCTGCTTTTAATATCAAGTTATCCGGTTTATATAATAGTTCTTCCTGGTCCGCTTCTGGTCTGCGTAAACAGATGTTATCGGCTTTTGGCGGTTTAGCCGTAAGCTTTTGGTTACCGGCTATAGCCGATTTCATTCGGGATTGTATCGCCTTTATAATTTCGGCGTGTTTTTTTCTCTCAAGTATTACCGTTATACCGGGGTTGAATGTTTTACCGTTCTTAACTTCCGAGCCGTATAGCTGAGGAAAAGAACAGCGGACATCTTTTATTATTAAGTGTTGTTTATCCATAATATTTTATCCTTTATTTTGTGGTTATCTGTTTCATTAGTTTATCCTAGTAGGTCGTCGGCGTCGCCTAACAAGTCGTCGAAGTCGTCGGCCTGTACTGAGTCGTCTATTACAATTTTCTCGGGTCCTGGGGGCCGGTGTATAGCTGAAAGCTCAAGCTTTTTATACCTGCGCGTCGCTTCCCTCGGCCTAATTTCTTTTATAATCTTTTCGGCCTGCGTGGGTGATATGATTTTAATTAGCTCGTAGTGCTTTTTCTGGAGCCCTGCGGTCCTCATATGTTTAATGGTTTCCTCTTCGTCTAGCTTCCAGGACCTAGGCTTTATGGTATCGATAAGCTTAAGGCCTGGGACTAGCTCGCCGTTAAGTATACGGCTGCGTATCTCGTCGTCCAGCTCAGCAGCGAAACGCAAAAAGACGGCCATAGCTTTATAAGCTGCGGCTATGTCGGCGTTATCCATAAGCATCGGGTCCTTAATAGTACTGTTAGATACTTCTATACTCGGAAGATCGGCCTGCGCCTCGGCTGTAAGGTCCTCGAAGCCGTCGACCGCGGCCTCGTAGCCTTTAGTAGCCAGTGCCTTACAGCGCTTATGCTTTTTACCGTCGCACCACTGACAGCCCTTTTCGGTCGGGTTAAAATGTTCAGGCTTTAAAATGTTCTTGCTGGTCGCCATAACCATCTCAAATAGATTATACGCAAGATTCGCTTTCGGCTTTATCTTTTCTTCCCAGGCTTTGAGGCCTTCGACACTGATTTCATACTCGTCTATATTATCCATACGTGGTTGTGCTATGACAACAATGACGCGCTCTATGTCCCGCTCGAAAAGCATTTCGAGAGAGTTAAGCGCCCCGGAGCCGTAACATAGACCTTGGCTGTTTTCAAAAGCCGCTACCTTAACGCCTTTACCATATTTGAAATCGATTACGTATAGCGTGTTAACGCGTTTATCTACGGCGACCTTTTCGTATACCTCTAAAACTATATCCGCAGTCCCAAAACCGTTAGGCGCGATATGACTATAGTCTACTTTCTCCTCGTAAAAAGCGTTACGGGCCTGGAGCCTTTCAACGTATTCAATGGTTACCTCTACGGCGTCGACCATATCCTGCGTGACTTCGACCATGATCTCGCTTTCGCCCCCCTGGTCAACTGGGATAACTGTATTAAGGTATTTTGTAGGGGCGTTATTTAGGCTCAGACACATTTCGAGTACTTCGTGCGCTGCCGTACCTTCGGCGGTCCACGGGCTCCCCTCGTCGGGTATATCGATTAGCGCCTCTAAGGCCAGAGCGCCGGGGCAGGCGAGCCATTTAGCCGACCCCGAAGCGCTTAGCGTGGCGTGTTTGTTAGGCATCTTTAAGAGCCTTTTCTGCCGCTGCGTAGGCCTCGCCGTATTTCTCGGGGCTCATTTCCGGGAGCCGCCGGACGCCCAGCTCGCCGAGTATTTCTTTAGTAACTTCTTTACCGAGCTTTTCGTGGTTATTGATTTCGAGCAGCTTAGCCTTAACGTCGTCCAGGGTACGCTCTTCGGGCGCGTCGGCGGGGTCACCGCCCAGCAAGTCGTCGTCGTCGGTTTTTTTCTCCAGGCGTTCCTTAACGCTTTCCATAAATTTCTCCAAGGCGTCTTCGTCTTTTAGCTCGGGGAAGGTCTTAACGCCTGCGGCTTTAAGCAACTCAGCTAGTACCTTCTTACCTAATTCTTTGAGAGCCTTTGCGGCTACGAGCTTCGCCGCTTTTTTCTTTTCGGCGAGGTCCTTTTTATCGGCTTTTTTATTTGGGGCCGCTTTATTGGTCTTCCCGGCTTTGCCGCCCCCACGCTCGCCCCTACTATTAGCTTCCATAGCTCCCAGTACGATTGCATTTATATAGTCGACGAGTACGACGGTTAACGCGTTGGCTTTTCCTTCAATTATTCCTGACATTTTTTACTCCTGTTAATTGTGGTTAGTTGATTAAAAATTAGTCTTTCTAATAAATTAACACCCTTTTTCGATAAAGTCAATAAAAAAGATTAAAAGTACTAAATTAATTATTTCTTGCAATTCTATTAAAAGTAGTGTAAATTGAAATATAAGCTAAAACAGGAGGTTTTTATGGATTTTGGTAAAATAACAAAACAGGCCCACGACGTACACGAGCAAGTCCGTAAATTAAATATGGAGTGCTCCAAGTTAAACGGCATAGCCGGTAAAATTCCAGCTAACGCACCTTTTCCACTTGATCGTTTTATAGGCGATAAGGTTATATTAAGTAACGTCGGGTACAGTTTTAAAAAGTGCTGCGTTGTAGCCTCTGTTAAAATGCCCTACGGCGATAAGGGTAGCGCTAGTACATACAGCGGGCGCGTTCTGGAGTTTGAAATAACAAAAGACTGGTTTAAATAGGGGGTAAGTATGCAGAGCTGTGTAACCTTAAAAAAATATCAGGATGATATAGACGGCTGGACAGCTATATACGCCGGTAAGGTCCGGGAATGGAAAGCTAAGTATCTACACGGGCCGCGCCTGCTATACATATATAAGGAAGACGGCGAGACCGTAGACCATACTACCGAGTGTATGCTAGACGTTACTATGGTAATGAATCTTATTCAACACCTTGACGACGAGGAAGTTAAGGGCCGGGGCTGGGTAACCGACGCCGAGCTGGAAGAGCGCGACGCCGATACCATAGCCAAATTAGAAAAGACCCTTATAAAAATTAGTGGGTATACGCCCGAAAGTAAGAACGAGGAGATACTGCATATTAAATACATAGCGTCTGAGGCGCTGCGGGATCTTATAAAAATAGTTAAAAACATATAGGAGTAAGTTATGGCCGAAAAGGTTAGATTATACGGCGATATATCGCCGAAACATAACAAGGACTTTTTATTAATTAGAGGTGTATACGGCTGCACGAATAACGGCGACGCTCTCGAAAAAATGATAGAGACAGCGCTACCGGTAGCCAGAAAAGAAGCCGCTCGAAAAAGCGTTAAGTAGGGCGACTTTGCAAGTAAATTATAAAAAGAAACACGGCCCCGCGCTCGTCGCCGCCCGCTATATGCTCGTACCGATAAAGTCGGGCGAGAAATATCCAAATAAAAAAGGCTGGCCCCAGCTCCGGGCGACCATAGACGACGTTAAGGAGTGGGCCAATACCAGATATTACGGCGGCCTGGGAGTTCTGGGTGAGTTTAATCCTGGTATAGATATAGACGTCCAGGACCGGGAAGTCGTAAAGAAAATTATTAATTACTGCCGGGAAAATATAGGCGTAACGCCGGTACGGCTAGGCGACGCGCCCCGCGTGCTTATACCCTGCTGCGCTCCTATCGGGGGCCTGGGGCCGGATAACTCGGCTAAGTACGAGGACGAGCTAGGCGTCTCACATCAAATTGAAATTAAGGCGAAGGGTCAGCAGTGGGTAGCTTACGGCATACACCCCAAGACCCGGAAGCCTTACACCTGGAGCGGCGGCGAGCTACACGAGGTAGATAGCGACCTGTTGCCGGAGCTAACAGGCGAAAAGATAGAAGCGCTTTTTAAATATTTCGAGTCAATAGTCCCGAGCGACTGGGATAAACTTTCAAAAGGTAGAACCCGGCCACGCGTAGGCGGCTATACTACCGACGGTACACTCCAGGGGGCCGACGCCTTCGAGAATTATAAGCCTGCCCTGCATATCGACCCCGACCGCGTGCGCTCCATATTGGCAGCACTCAGCCCGGACGGGAAAGTTAACGGCGCGGGCTGGCGAACCGTGGGCATGGCGTTACATCACCAATTTAGCGGCGACGACGAAGGAAAAGAGATCTTCCGGGAGTGGTCCGAAAATTCTATAGAGTACGACTACGACGAAATCGAGGCCCGCTGGCCTTCCTGGACTGCCAACACTTACGGCGGTAACCCGGTAACCTTCGCGACCGTTATATCAATGTATAACGAGGTAACCGAAAAGGTCGACGACCCGACGTTACGGCAAAAAGGTAAAAAGCTCTCGGACTGGGAAAAGCGTTTTGTTATGGTAGACCTTTCGGATAAATCCGAGGTCCACGACGCCGGAGTACCTATACATAAGGCCCGTAAGCATACGCTAAAAGCTTTTAAGGAACAGAATAGCGGATACGTCCATAGATATATTAACGAGGTAGGCGAGTCTGAAAGTATGCCTATGACTAAAGCCTGGCAGGATAGCCAGCGAGTCCGGCATTTCGCCGGGTATACTTACCAGCCGGGAAAGCCCCGATTTTGCAAAGCTCCGACGGCCTACGACGACGATACCCTATATATTAATGGCTTTTATTTTCCGCCACACAAGGAAGAAATACCCGACTACGTGGACCGGATAGAACCTTTCCAGGACCTAGTAGAGCACCTTTTACCAGAGCCCGACGAGGCGGCCTGGTTTATTGAATGGCTGGCCCGGCTCATACAAAACCCGGCTGTAAGGTCCTTCGTAACGCCTATTAATATAACGACGGTAACCGGGACCGGGCGCGGTATTCTTTTCGATATACTGCGGCTACTGGTCGGCGGCCATAACACCCACGACGTAAGCCCGGACGATATCGAAGGGCGGTTTAATGGCTTCCTGGATAAGTGCCTTATAGCGGTTATACAAGAAATAAAAGCCAATACCAGCGGTAAAAAGTTCCAGATATGGGAACGTATGAAAAGCCTACTCGCCGATACCGTGGCCAATATACAAGCGAAAGGGCAGGACAGCTATACGGCCAACGTATACGCTAACTTTTTAATGTTCAGTAACAACATAGACGCCCTACCGCTGCGCGACGTTAACGAGCGCCGTATACACGCTATGCGAGGCGCAGCCCGTCCACTAACTAACGACGAGATAGAGCGGATAGTCGACTGGAAAAACGACGAGGTTAATATATCGGCCCTGTTTAAATACCTGAAATTGTACCCGGTCGACGAGAGTAACTTTAAACGCGCGCCGAAGACCAGGACTAAGATCCAAATGGTTCACGCTTCGGTTGGCGTCGGCGCTGCCGATATAGACGACTGGATAGCCCAGGACGCGCCGCCGGTCTTCGATTATGATTACGCCGCCGAGAAATTAGAAATATTTAGCGAGGACCTGGCGACCGTGGGCGTATCGCGGGAGCACCTGCGCCGTATGCTTATGGATAAGGGCTATCATAGCGTCCAGGTACGCGTCGATACCAATAAAAGGAAGTACCTATATTTTCACCCGGACAGGACCGAAGACAAAGCGGAAAATTTGCGTAATTTATATAACGAGTTAATAGGGGGTTTATTATGAAAATAAATGAAATTGTAATAGAGGCGACCGAAAACGCTAAAAGGCACGATTGGGGTAATATGACAATGCTCGAACATCTCGCTTTATTCTGTGAAGAAATAGGGGAAGCGTGCGACTGCGTAAGAAAAGATGATTTAAAATTAAGGTATGCTGAAAGCGGAAAGCCCGAAGGCCTGCCCTCAGAAATAGCGGATATAGTTATACGGGCTTCGTATATGGCTGGTGTATTTGGGCTGCCATTAAATCAAGCTATCGAAGAAAAATTAAAATATAATCGCAAAAGACCCAAAAATCACGACAAGAAAATTTAACTACGGAGGACTATACCCCATGAAAAAAATATATTTGGCTATTGCTTACGCGGGCAGAGAATCAGAATCAGTTAAAGAGGCTAATAGATACGCCGCCGACCTTATGAAAAAGGGTAACGTAGTTTTTAGTCCCATAAGCCAAAATCACACGATAGCCGACCAGGAGGATATGCCTACTGGCTGGAAATTTTGGGAGGCGGTAGATTTACCTTTTATAGAATGGTGCGACGTGCTTTGTGTTGTACCTGGATGGGAAAAATCTATCGGCGTTAATGCTGAAATAAAATACGCTAAAAAGCTCGGAAAAGAGATAGTATTTTTAACGCCCTATCCTGACAAGCCCGAAGCCGAGAAAGAAGAGGCCAACGCTAATAACGAACACCACAGAAAAACGGAGGGTAAATAATATGTGTATATGTATAATTAAAAAATGTAGAACCAAGGCTAAGCGGCCCTTAATGCTTTGTGATGAACACCACAAGGAATTTAGGAAATTTTTCGCCCTGGAATTTGATGTTAGTAACTTACGTTTGGGCGATGTTGCTAATAAGTGTAATCAGGAATTGCTTAGCAAGGAACAAATGAAGACCAGGCAGCTATCCGATAGCCTTCACGCTATGATAGACTGCACTGTAGGCGCGTAGTATGGCTGGAGGTAATCAAAATATAGCTACGCCCTGGGCGTTTATACACGCGGTAGAAAAGTATTTTAAAATAAAATTTAAATACGATATGGCCGCGCTAAAATGTAACGCTAAGGCCCCTAAATATTTTACTAGAAAGAATGACTCTCTCTCGGCGGTAGACTGGCCCCGGTACGGCTGGCTTTGGCTTAACCCTACATTTATAAACCTTACTAAATGGATAAATAAGTGTAACGAGCAGAAAAACCGAGGCAGTAAAATAATATCTATATGGCCCTTAAGCGGGGATAAGAACCAGATAGTAACTTACGAAAACGCCGAGGTATACATAGTACACGGTAGAGTATGGCCCGAGGTTAGGGGCTGCATGGTATGTAAATGGGATCTAGATAGTTTTTTAATGCCGATGGTTTACGGGCTAACCTGGGACGGGAAAGCCTTAACGGATCGCTGGTAGTATAGGGGTAAAGTATGTATACGATAGAATTTAAGGTCCCGCAGTATTGCTATAACGAAACGAGTGGCGAGGCGTGCGGCTTTTATCGAGAGGCGAGTAGCTTTTTTAGTAAGGGCCGGAGCTGCGCGCTATTTAAAAGCGGGTTAACCCAGCGCAGTAAACTTGTACGCCGTTGCCGGGAATGTAAAGACGCTATTTTTAACTCAGCAGGCGGGTAGCGTATGGATATAATTATAATTTATGTGTTATTGTTTGTGGCCGGTTTTGCGCTCGGTAAAATATTAAAATAGGAGGCTGATATGAGTAATATAGAATCTATCGAGGTGATAATACGCCGCGCCGATGGTCTCAAAGAGCGTGTTATTATGCCCTTTGACAAATTTTGTAAATGTATCGCTAAAAGTATACCGGCTCCAGCTCTGGCCCCGGCAGTAAAAGCCAATATCAGTACCAAAAGCGAAAAGAAGCCGGATCCCATAATGGAGCGCGGACCGGTTAGTAATAAAATGAATATTTTAGCTATACGCTTCCGTACGGGCGGTATGTGCCTGCTGTCTAAAAAAATGCACGAAAAGGCTAACGGTAGGCAATACATAAGAGTACTAAAGCAGCCGTACCAGACGTCTATGACGGTGACTTTTCAGGCTATGGCGGATATAAATACATTTAATATTAATAGTAAGTCCATGATATATTTTTCCGCGGCGGCTTTCGTTAAAGAGCATAAGCTCGAAGATAAGCGCGTCGAATTTAAAGAGCAGGACGGCGTACTGGTAGGCGATGTATGCTAAGACACTGGATTTTAGCCGTAATACTTGCGGCTGCGTTGTGTTTTATTTTAATGGTTAAATTTCACGGGCTATAAGGAGGACGATATGAACAACAAGTTTAATGAAGATACTCTATATCAAGAAATAGTCAATAAGTGGGGAGAGCACGGGGCGCACGCCGATGTTTTTAGAGGGATGAAAAAGGAAAGGGACTGGGTAAGCGTCAAGGCCATACTACCGGCGGATAAACGCCTGGTTATCGTAACAAATGAAAAGATTGTAGGGGTTGCGTTCTATTATAAACATAGTAATACTTTTTGTATAAATGATAAGAAGCTACCCGGCGTTACCCGGTGGTTGCCATTACCTAAACTGCCAAAGACATAACGGGAGGCCATAGTGAAAAAAGCTAAAGAGGTATGCTATAGGAAGCGGTGCGAGGCCTACTCGACGGCGGAAAATAACCGCTGTATGGCTTTGGTATATATTGATAACTGCCATTACCGGGAAAAACTAAAGCCTACCGCTATCGGTAAATTAATGAGATAACAACTTAACGGGAGAAAGATATGTCTGATAAAATAGATGTAAGAGCAAAAACAAAAAATTTATACCAGGAGTTTGAAAAGACAGAACCTAAAGAAAGTATCCCGCTATGTATTAATAAGGATAACTTTAATTCAATATTGGTTAATAATTTTATCGATTTCCTTGTAGATAAAATAGAAGCCCTAGAAAAGCCGATAGACGTCCCCCCAGATATCGTCGATGAAATTATAAAATAATTAACCTACTGGCCGTGGATGAAAAAGACAGAACGTAGACCCTACCGCTTAAGGGAAGGCTTCACCCTTAACACTCCCGCAATGAGTCGTACTCGTGGAGCGTTAAGGGAGGCTATCATATAAGATTGATCTCCCGTATGAAGGTCTTTAAATCTATAAGCGGACGGCCAGTAAATTTTAACAATTAAATGGAGGTATGTATATGATAAAAATTAAAAAATTTGTAGAACAGGCTATTCCGGTAACGGTGCTGAGCCTTGATAAAAAACTACCCTTAACGGGAAAAGAACTAAAAGATTTACGCTGTACTTGCTGTGATTTAAAACTAGGGTCAAGGCCGTGGGGCCATGCCTGGATTAAGGTAGAAGACGAAAAAGAAAAGCGAGGGGCTAGGTTATGTGAAAATTGTTGTGATATGGCCGAAAAACAATTAAAAGGTAAGGAGACACATACATTATGATAAGAACAAAAAGAGTAAAGGCCCGGTATCTACATTGGCCCCGCGGGACCTGGAAGTCATACAGGATAATAACGACCTGCCAGGTATGTAAGAAGCCAATAAGGCCGCACGAAAGGTGCTTTGATACCGGCGGCCATATCGGGATAGAAGAGACCGCGAAGTACTGCATGAGCTGCGCCTATGAGAAAATGCCGACGACTTACGGCGAGGCCGAGGTTTTGCTGCGGTCGCGGAATATGGGAGCCCTGGGGCTACGCGGGTAATGCTATATAGAGCCCTGTATATAGGTACGGCTATATTGTATAAAGTGCTGTCTTGCGGGTTAGTGCGTATTACGCTAGGTATTGGCGTTTTAGCGCTGGTTTTGGTGTTTATGTCTTGCCGTCTTATATTGGATTATATGGCAAGACAGATCCAAGTCCTTGAAAATCAATGGTTTAAGTAGTGTTGTCTTATTGTCTTATACTTATTTATATATCTTATGTGACTGTGTTGTACTTACATACAGATAGGCGTATATGTTATATATTCAAAGTGTATGTAAGTAGGCGTGTATATAGCGGAGTGGCGGGGGGTATGGCAAGACGGCTAAAAAGTAGGGCGTAAGTTATTGGATTAGTAGGAGTTAGGGCGCGTCTTGTGAGATTTAACCAGATAAGACAGGCAAGACAAGTAGGGATAAGTGTATGATACATAAGGACTTAGTATTTTTCACCACAAGACAGAGTGGTATACTGGAGTAGGATAACATGAAGAGCGCGAAGAGTATCTGCAGACAGGTAGGCTGTCCGGCTTTGATATCATCACCTGGCTATTGTGAGCAGCATAAGAAAGAAGAGGGCGATAGGTTTAAGGACTTGGAGCGAGCCCCTGGATCTCGGGAGTTCTACGGTTCTCATAAGTGGACGAAGACGGCCAAGGCATACCGGCAGTACAGCCCACTATGTGAAGAGCATAAGCGCCGGGGCCTGGTAGTTAAGGGTAGCTTAGTGGATCATAAGATAGAAAGGCCAGAGCTTGAAGCGTTGGGCCTGAACCCTTTCGACTTCCAATTCTTACAGACGTTGTGTACATCGTGCCACAATAAGAAGCTAAGGGAAAGGCAGCAAAAATTTAAGCGTAAGCGATAGGAGATAGTTACATAGATGAAAGCAATAGCATACATAGGGGGCCACGTAGGGCGGTCCATAGGGGTAAGGGGGTATCTGTTCCCCAGAGGGAAGCGCCTCACGAC